ATTATTTGATGCAGGAGCTTTTATAGATATTCCAGCAGGAACAGCAGTGAGTGTTACGACATTCTTTGATGGATAGGAGGTTAAATGGCTAACACCACCTCGGGAACAACGACGTTCGATAAAACTTTTGCTATTGATGAAATAATAGAGGAGGCTTTTGAACGTATCGGGCAGCAAAATGTTGCTGGTTATCAATTAAAAAACGCTAGAAGAACATTGAATATATTACTTCAAGAGTGGGGTAATAGAGGTATTCATTATTGGGAAATAGATGAACTCGATATGGATTTAATTGAAGGACAAGCAGAGTACGATTTTTTTAGATCCAGTGATGATGGCACAAGTGCTGTATCAACACCAGCAAGTGTATTTGGTATGTCCGATGTCCTTGAGGCACAGTTAAGGTCTAATAGAACTTCAACAGATCAATCAGATAGTCCGATGACAAAAGTAGATAGATCTACTTATGCAGGTTTTTCTAATAAATTATCTAAAGGCACACCTAATCAATATTGGGTAGAAAGATTTATCGATAAAGTAAGAATACATATTTATCCAACACCTGATTCTACAAACGCGTCTAAAGACATGCATTTTTATTACATAAAAAGAATACAAGATGTGGGTGATTACACTAATGCAACTGATGTTCCATTTAGATTTGTGCCTTGCATGGTATCAGGATTAGCATATTATCTAGCTATGAAATACGTGCCACAATTAACTCAAACAATGAAATTAGTTTATGAGGATGAGTTTGCAAGAGCGTTAGCAGAAGATGGTTCTGCATCTAGCACACACATTACTCCTAAAGCATACTATCCAGGAGCATAATGGCAAAGTACGCAACAGGTAAATACGCAAAAGCAATATCAGATAGATCTGGTATGGAGTTTCCATACAAAGAAATGGTTAGAGAATGGAATGGATCTTTTGTTCATGTATCAGAGTTTGAACCAAAGCAACCACAATTAGAACCAAAACCTATGAACGGTGATGCAATATCTTTAAGACACGTAAGACCAGGTAGAACAGAAACAGCTGTTCCAAAACTTTTACCATTAAATCCATTTACTACAACAAATGGATCTACAACAATATCTGTAAATGAACCAGATCATGGTAGATCAACAGGAGATACTGTTAGATTTAGAGATGCAAGTGTTGTTGGAGGAGTTGCTGCAGCAACTATAAATTTAGCTACGGGATATACAATTACTAAAACAAACGATGATAATTATACCTTTGCAACAGCCACAACATCTAGTATAAGTGAAACAGGAGGAGGCGGTTCTGCATCGGCAGGACCAGTAACGGTAACAGCATGATTAAAAAAATAAAAAATTTTATATGTAGTTTATTTGGTATTAAACAATGTGCATGTCCTGAAAAGGATGAACATCTTCAACTATATGAAGATATGCCAGAGCCAGAAACCCCAATGTACACAGATGTTGATGGTAAAGCAGTAAAATGTGGGACACACAATAGATACAAAAAAAGCTGTCCTATTTGTAGGGAAGCAGCAGGGATAATATAATGGCAGGATTAAGTGCATCAGGATTAAAAACACAAATAAGAAGTTATACAGAAACAGATTCAAATGTATTAACAGATGCTGTTTTAGAAAATATTATTTTAAATGCACAATATAGAATAATGCGAGATGTTCCTATTGATGCAGATAGAAAACAACAAATAGGTAATTTTGTGGCGGGTCAAGATCAAGTAAATGCTCCGGCTGGATGTTTATTTATAAGAAGCATACAAGTTTATGACTCTACATCAGCTACAACAGGTGCTAATTCATATTTAGAAAAAAAAGATTACACATATCTACAAGAATATGTGCCCTCTACTGAGTCTGCAAAAAGAGGTAAACCTAAATATTATGCTATGTATGGAGGAGCAACAGGGGAGTCTGACACCACTTCAGGACGTATAGCTTTGGCTCCCACTCCAGATCAAAATTATAAATTTAGAGTGCATTTTAATTTTATGCCTGTTCTATTAGAAAATAACGATACTAATTACATTAGTCTTAACTTTCCAAATGGGCTATTATATTGTTGTTTATCAGAAACATATGGCTTTTTAAAAGGTCCAATAGATATGTTGACACTATACGAAAACAAGTATAAAACTGAGGTACAAAAGTTTGCTAACGAACAAGTCGGTAGAAGACGAAGAGATGACTATACAGATGGCACTGTTCGAATACCGGTAAGATCAGTAAACCCGTAGGAGAAAAATTATGGCAAATACATCAGCAATTTGTAATAGCTTTAAACAAGAGCTTTTAGTAGGAACACACAATTTTACAGCTACAACTGGAGATCAATTTAAACTAGCTTTATTTACTAGCTCTGCAACTTTAGGAGCAGGAACTACGGCTTTTGGTACTGGTAACGAAGTAACTGGAACTGGTTATACATCAGGAGGTGTAAACTTAACAAGTGTAACTCCAACTTTAGATTCATCAACTGCAGTTTGTGATTTTGCTGACGTAAGTTTTACATCTGCATCTTTTACAGCAAACGCTTGCTTAATATATAATTCAGATAAATCAAATAAAGCAGTCGCCGCAGTTGCATTTGGTGGTGACAAAGCAGTTTCTTCAGGAACTTTTACAATTCAATTCCCAGACGCAACAGCAAGTGCTGCAATCATAAGATTAGCATAAGGAGGTCCTCCTTATGGCAAACACTTGGAACCAATCAGGCACAACCTGGAACACTGGCCGTTGGGGCACGACTGATGCTATAACAACTGGTTGGGGTGCAGATGTTTGGAATACAGGTGGATCATGGGGAAAGGCAAATGATGAGGTAGCACAACTAACTGGTCAAGCCATAACTGTATCTTTAGGAGATCCTATATCAGGGGCAAACCAAGGTTGGGGTAGAGCAGCATGGGGTCAAGAACCATGGAGTGAAAGTAATAATCCAGTAGTTACATTATCAAGTCAATTAATTACATCATCAGTTGGAACAGCTTCAGCTTTTAATGAACAAGGTTGGGGTAGAGATACTTGGAACTTTGAGTCATGGGGTTTTAGTGGTTTAACAGTAGAGTTAAGTGGTCAATCAATTACATCAGATTTAGGTGCTAATGGTTGGGGTAATGCATCTTATGGTGACAATGGTTGGGGTATGTTTACTCTAAACCCTGCAGATGTAGTGGGAGTAACTGGACAAGCAATAACATCAGCGGTGCCAGTTCAATTAGATATACCAGAACAAATTCAAGGTTTTTCTATAACTAGTTCAGTAGGATCAATAACACCTGCAGATGTAGTTGGATTATCTAGTCAATTAATAAATTCTTCAGTAGGTTCTATTTCACCTGCAGATGTTGTAGGATTAAGTGGTTTACCATTAACTAGTGCTGTGGGTAATATAGATGCAACAGATGCACAAATTATAGATGTAAGTGGAGTAGCAGCAACATTATCTGTTGGATCAATAAGTCCAGATAATATGTCAGTAGGATTATCTGGTCTTTCAAGAACTTTATCTGTGGGTTCAATAACACCTGCGGATGTAGTGGGATTAACAGGTCAACAAATAACGTCCTCTATTGCAGAATTTGGAGTATCAACAGGATTTGGAATACAAGCATATCAAGATGTTGACACGGGATCAAATATCTCGTATTCTGATGTTGCAACAGGTTCAAATATAACATATAGTGACGTCGCATAGGAGAAAATTATGGCATCAACATTTTCACCCCTAGGGGTAGAACTTCAAGCAACCGGTGAAAACGCTGGAACTTGGGGTAATAAAACAAACGTAAACTTACAACTTATAGAACAAATATCAGGCGGATTTACACAACAAGCAGTATCTGATTCTGGAGATACAGATTTAACTATTAGTGACTCTGGTACTGGTGATACAGCAGCTCATAGAATGATAGAATTTACAGGGTCATTAAGTGCTGGAAGAAATGTTACTATACCTAGAGATGTTCAGACATTTTATTTTTTAAAAAATTCTACAAGTGGATCACAAAACGTAACATTTAAATATGTTTCAGGATCTGGAAGTTCTGTTGTTGTTGCACCTTCAAGTGTTAAAATTGTATTTGCTTCTGCAAATGATGGTACAAACCCAGATATTATTGATATTGGAATGGGTGATGTAACACTTACTGGAACACAAACTTTAACAAACAAAACTTTAACTTCACCTAAAATTGGCACATCTATTTTAGATACTAGCGGTAATGAATTATTTAATTTAACAGCTACAGGTTCAGCAACTAATGAATTTACAATAGCAAACGCAGCTAATGGTAGCGCTCCAACTCTTTCAGCAACAGGAAGTAGTGATTCTAACGTAAATATTAATTTTGCTCCAAAAGGAACAGGTGAAATTGTTATTGGTACAGGATCTGCAAACGCTACTCTTACAACAAACGGTGCTCACGATCTTATATTAGACACAAATTCAGGCACGAACTCAGGTTCAATTACAATCACAGATGGTGCGGATGGTAATATTAATATTGCACCAAATGGGAATGGTGTTGTTCAAGCTGGTGGATCAGCAGTAAAAGTAGCTGGTAAAGAAACTATGTATGTGCCAGCTCAAGCCATGTATGCAGCAACAACAAATGGTGCAGAGGCTGGTCAAGCAGAATTAACAGCTGGAAACCCAGAATTAAAAACTTTTGATTTTGATGCATCAACAGCAGAATCAGTACAATTTAACGTATGTTTTCCAAAATCTTGGAATGAGGGAACTATTACATATCAAACTTTTTGGTCCGCATCTGCAACAAATACAGGTACAGGTGGATACAAATTATCTGGTGTATCAATAGGAGATAACGTTGACTATGATACAGCTTTCGGAACAGCGGTTGCCAACACAGCCAAAGCAGCTAGTGGAACTCAAGATGATTTAATGGTTAATGATGAAAGTGGTGCTGTAACAATTGCAAGTGCTGCAGTAGACACAAACACAGTTTTTAAACTAGAAAGAAATGTTGCAACAGACACTAATACTGGAGATTTAAGATTAGTTGGAGTAAAAATATTCTTCACGACTGATGCAGCAAACGACGCATAGGAGGAATAATAAATGTTTGGATATCAAGTTTTAGGTTTTGGAGCAGGTGGTTCTGCAGCTGTTACTACTGAAGCAACAGGTGGAAACTCAATAACCGATAACGGAGATTTTAAGGTTCACACATTTACATCACCCGGACAAATTTCATTTTCTAAAGTCCCGGCTTCTGCATCAATTGAATATTTAGTTGTTGCTGGCGGCGGTGGCGGAGCTGATGGGGGCGGTGACGCAGGAGGAGGCGGAGCGGGAGGCCTTCTTGAAGGATCTTCTACTCAATTTTCTGCAACATCATACGCTATTGGAGTAGGCTCTGGCGGA